TTTAGGTATTGTAAGATATATCCTAATGATGGCAGGGATCCTGTTGTAGTTGGATTGGATCTTATTCAATATTTTGTATATTCTGAAAATGTTACATCTCCTTTTACAGCAGCTAGAATGAATATAGTTGATGGAGGTGGATTGCTTAATTCAGTTCCTGTTCAAGGAATGGAAAGAGTAGAGATTGCTTTATCAACAGTTATAGAATCTGAACCAGTTATATACAATTTTAAGATTTTTTCAGTTCAAGGTAGATACGCACAACAGAATTTACAAAACTATACCATAGCTTTGATCTCTGAAGAAGCATTAGTTAATGAGGCTACTAGGTTAAATGCTCCAATATTAGGTAAGGGAGATTCTATTGTTAAAAGACTATTAAAAGAAAATATTAAATCTTCAAAGAAGGTTTATTCAGAAACAACAATGTTTGAAACTAAATTGTTGCCTTGTAGAAGAAGACCATTTGATATTATTAATAGTATAGCAACAAGAAGTATTTCATCTAAAGCTACTTTTACTAAAGTACAAACTGGTGAGAATGACGATGGATCAGCAATTACTGAAAATAAGATAAAAGGTAGTGCTGGATTTTATTTTTGGGAAAATAGACGAGGGTATAATTTCTTTTCATTAGATGCTCTTGCTGATGTTGAAGGATCTACTTTTGCAGCACCAGACTTGAAATCACAAAGTTGGGGTCCATATGTTGAACAAATTGGTAATGATGAGATAGCAGATACTCAGTTTGCTATTCTTTTCTCTATGTTTGGAAGTGATATGAATATATTAGAGTCTCTTAGAAAAGGAAAGTATGCATCTAAAGTAGCTATATTTAATTATTCAACAGGTTTTTATGAAGAGGTGAGTTATACTCTTAAAGAGGCTTATGATAATATGGCACATTTGGGTGCTCAAGAGAAGCAAAATGCATTACCTGCTTTACAAACAAATTTAGCAGAGAATTATTCTAGGATTATAACTTCTTTTGTTGATCATGAGACATTTTATAATGAAGGTGATATAGCATCTCCAGAAGATCAGGATGGTTCAGAGAATCCAACAAAATATGCTGATTGGGTTAAATATTTTGCTGCTCAGAGTAATACTAGATATGAATTGATGAAACAACAGCAATGTACTGTTGTTATACCTGGAAATTCACTTATTTGTGCAGGTGATAAGGTTGAGATTCACTTGAAGAATAAGCAGCCAAATGCGTATTCCGAGACAGAACCCTACGATCCAGAGAGTAGTGGTGTATACTTAGTATATGAAGTCGTTCATAACTATTCACTTTTACCTCCTTCCTCTGGAAATGGTAGCTTCACAACCACATTGAATCTTGTACGAGATTCTTATGGTGTGCATGGTGAAGAGTCTAGGCATAACGATGTATTATTGTCCTAAATAAATTGATAAGGAGGTATTCTCTCATATGGAAAGTATCGAAAAGCACATACAAAAAGATAAAGAGATTTTAAAAGATCCTACAATATCTGAACCAACTCGCCATCATATTGAAGATGAACTTCATGATCTTATAGAATATGAAGAACATCATCATGAAGAGATTGTAGCAGGAGATCATCATGATCCCAATGTTATCGAACTTTTTTGTGATCAGCATCCAGATGAACCAGAATGTTTAATATACGATGACTAAATGGACTTATTCTCGCAGATAAAGCCAACTGGAAGAGTCGGTCAAGACGGTTTCAGTTGGTGGATTGGACAAATTGAAGGTAACGCTCGTGATGAAGAAAACAACAAGGGCGGTTATCGTTTTAAGGTAAGAATAATTGGGGATCATCCAAAAGATCCTGAGATTCTTTCTACCGCAGATTTGCCATGGGCAAATGTAATGATGCCTGTCAATGTTCCATTTCTGCCTGGTAATACTGGTGGTGCTCATCCACAGTTACAAATAGGTTGTTGGGTTATTGGTTTCTATCTCGATCAGGAGAAACAGAAACCAATAATCATAGGTTCTGTTGGACAGACTCCAGGTGCTACCACTGTTATGAAGGCTGGTCGTCCTGGTGACGCAATGACTTTTGAGACTTATGTTAATAGTGATGAATTAAGTCTGAAAGAAGTTAATGCAGAATTTCGATATGAAGAGTGGTCAGGTGGTGTTAGAAGTGATTTTAAAACACAAGATCTTGTCTGTTTAGCTGATGGTGGTAAAAAGAAAGTAAACCCTGTTCTTGATAATGTTGCTATACCAGCAACATGGACTGACAAATCTAGAAAAGAATGGTGTCAAAATCCTGGTCAAATATGTGATGATAGTAAGAGAAACTTTGCTCAAAAAACTAAAGTTTATCTATCGGAGTTTTTAAACGAAGTTCAAAAGAATAATGGTAATATTGGAACTTATTATGTGAATCAAACAACTGGTGGGTTGTATGATGGAATATATGCTGCTAGGAAGTATGTTAATAAATTCATGTCCGTTATTCGTGCTTTACTTGCGAATATAAAAGGTTATGTGAGTGCTTTAATATCTAAAGCAGTTAAAAAACTTATAAAAGCACTGTTATATCCTTCTAAGACAGGTAATGCATTGAGTCCTATTACAGAATGGATTAATAATATGCTTGCTAATCTTGGATGTAAGATAGCAGATCTTGGAGATAGGTTAGCAGCATGGTTGACTAATGTATTAATGAACTATGTTCAATCAATCTATCGTGCTGCTGCATGTCAAGTTGATGAGTTAATTGGTGGTATATTATCTAAGATAACATCTCTGTTGGAAGAATTACTTGGAGATATTCTTGGTCCTCTACAAGCTATACTTGCTGCCATTGCTGCTCCATTTAATATTATTGGTAATGCTATCAACTATGTACTAAAACTACTTGGTATTCAGTGCTCTGGTCCTGATTTAGATTGTAGTGAGTATCAAAAGCGATGTACAACTGGAGAACAGAATGATGGAACTACAAATGATGATGGTGATAATGAACCAAAAGGTCTGGATAAATTATTAGAACAAATTGAAAATGCATTTGGTGATACAGCAGCAGATTATACACAATATGTTTGTGAAGATGCATATAAAGGTAAACCGTTAACATTAACCACTGTTGGTTTTACAGGTGGTGTAACAGATACACTCTTAAAGAATAACATTATATACGATATTAATAATATAGAAGTTGAAGAAGGAAATGAAGCAATATTTACAGTAACGAGAAAAGGAAGAACTGATGTAGCATCTTCTGTAACATTTAAGAATTTGAAAAAAGGTAGTGCTACTCCTGATGAGGACTATCTTCCAGAAGAAGGTATTCTTGGATTTCTTCCTAATGAAACTGAGAAAGAATTAAAATATCAAACCTTATATTCTGCCGAGAGGGAAAATGATGAATATTTCTATGTTAAATTAGATATGAATTCCCCATCAAAGGAAAGTGGTATAGGACATAAGTTTGTTAAAAATATTGGTAGATGTAAGATTAAGGAAGAACCTGTACAAGAACCAACAGATCCTTACATTCCACCTATTACGGATCCATTTACGAATATTGATGATGTATTCCCACCAGATACTACAGACACAGTTCCAGAAGAAGGAATTGATAATGATCCAAATAATCAAATTGGTACACAAGCAACATGGGGTGTAATTTCAGATAAACTTACTGTTAATGAAGGAGAATTTATAATTTATACTGTTACTACGACTAACGTTGCTAATGGAACTGTTGCATACTATAGTTTAACTGGAAATGGTATAACACAATCTGATATTATTGGTAATAAATTACAGGGAGAATTTGTAATTAATAATAATACAGCAGCAATAACAGTTGGTATTGAAGAAGATACTGATGTAGAAGACGAAGAGATATTAACATTTACTATACATGGTAAGGGTGCATCATGTGATGTATTAATTGTTGCTCCAACAGATCAAGATTTCCCAGATTTTGATCAAGGAGAAGGTGATACACCAGATACAGATCCAGGAAAAGGATTTATACCACCTATTGTTGATACTGGTGATATTATTACAGATGAGAATGGTGCTATTATTCATATACCAATTAAGAGTCCTGGAACTGCATACAAAGAACCACCATTTGTATTTGTTGGTGGACAAGGAATTGGAGCAACTGCAATGGGTCTGTTAGATAATCAAGGATTTTTGACAGAAATTCGTGTTTTAACTGGTGGATATGGATATAAGAAGAATCTTGCTTCTGGTAATAATAAGCGTTGTATTATAGATTCATTTACAGTAACAAGACCAGGACAAGGATATAAAACACAACCAGATGTTTATGTTAATGGACAGAAGGGTGTTGCTGAAGCAATTATTAATGATGATGGTTTTGTTATTGGTGCAAGAGTTTTAGATAGAGCATTAACATTTGAAGAGATGCCAGAGATTAGAGTCATAGGTACTACTGGTAGTGGTGCTAAGATGTTACCATCACTTGTATGTCTTGGTACTGATGCTCTTGTTGAAGTTGGTTCTACTAAGGTTGGTACTGGTCGTTACGTGGATTGCCCATAATGTCACAAATTACAGGAGCTACAGAAAATCCAACCAATATTTTTCAGCAGACGACTGATGATGAAACTCAGAGTCTGAAGGATAATCCTAAATTTAATGTGGTCTATAAAGGTCACATGACCAGATCCACTATATTAGAAACCAAGTATCCTGGAGATTCAGGAGTACAGGAACTTACAGTGGATGGGCCAGGTGATAACTTTATTATCATGGATAGTCGTAGTAGGATAACCATACGAACTGGTCCAAGAAACCCTGCTATAGGTGCTGGTAGTGGAGCACTTAATATTAATGCTGGTGGTGGAGGTTTATGGAAGTTTGAAGAGAGATTGGATTGTGAATTTAATATGGGAGGTGATAATGAAGATAAACAGGCATTAAATTTGGCTGTCAATGGTAATATGGTAGTTGATGCATCAGGTGATGATATAACCATTAAAGGTAATAATATTACTCTTATCGCAGGTAATGTATTAACTCTTAAGGGACAATCAATTGTTATGAATGCTAATGATGGACAAGGTTCTGTTCGTACCTATGCTGGAATTGTACAGACAGTAGCAGATACAAGGAGTGATTTTATTACAGGGCAAGAAAAACTAAGGAATTTTGGTGAGGTGACACATGTTCAGTATGATCCTAGAGGTACTACTAATATAATTTCAATGGGTCATGTAAATCGTAAGATTTATGGTGATTATGAATTTTGGAATGGTGGTATTACATCTATGAAGTCTGCTGGTACGGTTAGTATGATACCATTAGTTCTTAATAGACTTGATACTTATAAAATTACAACAGGTATTGGTAATGTGTCAATAGATCCTAGTGGTAGTTTCTTTGTTAATGCTAAGTTGAATGCAGAAATTGAGGCACTTGCTACAATGAGATTGGAAACTACTGGTGGTTCGTTTAAATTGAAAGGTGCAGGTACATCTGATATAGATGCTAAGGGTGGTATTAATATAGATTCTATGAATGATATTAATATTGAGACACCAGCTAGGGTTAAAATCAAGGGTACTACAGAGGTTGCTATAGATTCTGCTCAGATCTACTTGAACTAGTGTGCCAGTTGTATAACTGTCACAAGGGGGGTTGACCCCACAGACATAAGATAGTATTATGTATAAATACTTACATACAAAGGACTCGAAAGAATCGTAACCCTGTGTAGATGTAATACACACCCCATGTCGAGGGGTGTATCATCCGCAGGATTTTTTTATTCTTGCGAGATACTTTAACAAAAACAATCATGTCAATCAAATCAACAATCGCTGCTGTTGCAGCATCTCCATTCCTTCTCGCTGGTGCAGCCTTTGCTGGTCCATACGTGAACGT